CGCCATTCGTCATCCGCAAACGCGCAGAACTGGCACCGAACAATCGGGTCGAGTCTAGCCTTGCCCCGCGTCGCTTTCTTGTTCATGCTTTCCTTTCTCCGGGCAAGGCAGACTCACCCGGAACGTTGGCGTGACGGGTGTTCCACGCGCCCGCAGTTTCCTCTGGCGTCTTTGACCAGTCCGGCGCGGGTCCGAGACACGAGCAGAGTGTGCATCGCGCAAGGTATTCGCGGCGTGACCACCACAACAACTTCATGCTGTCGATCTTGGCCGGTCCCCCGCAGAACGGGCACGCCAACAACGAAATGCAGGGTACTTGCGCCCCGCTCGCGTTCTGCTCATTTGTCATCGGTCTTCTCCTGGGGCGCAAGCCCCTGATTTCGGGCGTTCGCCGTATCAAACAACCCGCCTTGCACCTTGCGCTCACAAAGGCAAAGCGTGTCGTTGTGCGCTTGCCCGTGGCACACGACAAGCAGTGCCTCGCGGGCGTAGGCTCTGCTCGTCATCATGCCGTGCGTGTTCCATCCAAACGTAAGAACCACGCCGCCGACCTTCACCATCGGCTCAAACGCCCGCCGCACGCGGGCGTAGAGCTTGGCGTTGCTTCCGCCGTCATCGTGCTTGATCCCGATGCTATCGTAAACCGCCTTCATTTGCGTCGGGCTGTACGGCGGATCGAAGAGCACAACGTCGGCGGCAACGCCCTTCTCGGTCAACATTCGGCAAAAGTCCTCCGCGTCCATGTGGTGCTCGGCTTTCGTTTCCGGGTTCAAGTCGTTGGTGTGCGTTGCCCATCGGCGGTTCCGTGCAAACGGGTCAACGCTCACGGCTCGGCCATCCATCCACTTCCGAACCCATTCCCCAATCGGCGGACAGTCGAACGTGTCTGCCGACGGCCACCCCCATGCCCACCGTATCGGAAACGGCGAACAAGGAGGTGGTGCGTATTCGCTATCGCTCAACGCACACCTCCGGCGTTCGCATCGTAGAGCCATAACAGCTTGGCCCCGTGCATTCGGTTCTTCATCTCGATTCGCTTGCAGGTGTAGCCCGGTATCGGACGCGGCCACACCCGATGATAGGTCCTGTCCGACCAGCGGCAGGCGTGAATGTAGAGGCTGGCCGGATCGCTGTTGTCAGTCCACCACCAGTGCGAGGACAAGTCGGCAATCGGTGCCGAGCCGCAAGTCGAGTTGCGCGGGTTGAACACGTCCCGGCGAATGATGGAATTGCGAACCAGTGCGCTCACCTTACGTCGCCTCCGGCGCCGAAGGTGGCGCCTTTGTTCGGCGTCAGCTCGCCACGCTTATCGTGGTGCTGCCACCACATCGTTTCGAGGTCATCGAGTTGCGCCTTTGACCAGCCGAGGCGAATACACTCAGCGAGCCAGTGGGCGCACGCTTCTTGCGCCCGTCGCGTGACGCCATCAGGCCGAACAATGCGCTTCAAGATACGCCGCCTTCGTCGGCGCTCTTGAGCGCCGCGTTGGCACGCAGAGGCGTCTTGCCTTCCTTGCGTATCTGTGGCGCGATCCCGCCGAGAATCTGTATGACGCGGCAGAACTTCCAGTCCTCAATCTCTGCCACTGCAAGCGTCTCGGGGCCACGTTCGATCCTGAACCGCGCCGACTTCTCCAGCATCTCGACGTGCAGCGAGATTCCAGCTTGCGTTGCCCATATCATTTCCTGTTTCATACGTCCTCCATGTCATTTCCCTTTCGATGATTCAGAATTGCCAACCAAGCCTCGCACCGTACCCGAACCCGCGGCGGGTTCGGTCCGGTGAAGGCCGGTGTTGGGGCTACCAGTCATGTGTGTGCAATCCTGTGTCACCCTTGTCTTCTCCGCGCTGACCTCGTATCCGTATCGTCCTCGTCGCACGGTCGTAAACGAGTCTGGAGTTCCCTGGTCTCCGGCTGGCAATTCGGGCCATAGCAGCCCCAACCAAGCGCCGGAGGGTATTGCTCTTCGCTGCGCTCATCGCAAACCCTCAGCTTTCACGTTCGACTCGGCTCGCAGTTTTCTCCAGTTCCATCCCAACAGACAGAGAGCAACGTCAAACAAGGCCAAGATCGGCCATGCAATCAATCGTCGAACAATCCGCTTCATGGTAGGCTCCTCCCGTCGCCACCATGAGCGGGGGCGTTCCCCGGCGCCGCGAGAGCGATGGCCTCCGAGCGCAGCAAGCCCCCCCTCTTGCACCCGATGCACGGCCGCTGGCTGTCTGGCAGCTGCAGGTGCGGGCAATCCCGGCAGCGGTCCGGCACGGCGGGCTGCTCGGCCGGCACCTCAAAGAATCCCAGCGCTCCCTTGAACGCCCGGAACGGCAGCGGCTCGGCATCGCGCAGATGCAAGCCGTACTCTCCGGTGAACCATGGCGAAGGGGCCTGTGTAACGCAGTCATCAATCACCGCTCGCCCGACGATCCCGCCGCGCAGTAAGGCCCGGGCCGGCGGCAGAAGGATGTCGGAGAACCCGGCAATGAAGAGTTCGCACGCCGCGTATTCGTCGCGAGTCATTCCGCTCGACGCGTGGACCAAAACCGGGCCCCGGAAGGCGCGCCCCGCCGCGAAGTTCCCCCAGTCCCGATTTTCAAAGTCCTTCAACACGTGGGCCGTGGCGCGCATGATCGGGTCCGTGATGTCCGGCCGAACGATCAGCCACGCCCACGGCTGTCTAATACTCAATGCTTTCATCCTTCTCCTTCCACGAGCGCTCGCTTATCGCTCGCGATGCCCTCGCTCAACTCATCGCCCCGGATCCCGGCCGTTAGGCTCGGCCTGGCCTCGGCCTTCGCCAATCCGGCCGGTCCGGGGTTGTTTGTTCCCGTCGCCGCCTGTTCTTTCTTTCGCCGCTTCCACTCCCGCCCCTTCTCCTGCGCCGCCGCCAGGTCCGGGCACAGCGCCACCACCTGGTAGCCCACCTCCCCGCGGGCCACCAGGGTCGCGTTCAGCTTCTCCACGTCCCCCAGCGTGAACAGGCCGAACCCGCTCCCGCTCTTCCAGCACACGCACCAGGTCCGGCTCCACGCCGGCCGTAAATCGGGCATCCCGTTCATGTGTCTTGCTCCTCTCCTGGGGGCCGGAGGTCCAGTTCCGGCTCCGGTTCAATCGCCACCGCCTCCGGCGCGGCCTCCGGTTCGTCCGGCGGCTGCTCCGCCTCCGCAACCGGATCGCCCGCCCGGTCAAAGCTCATCCCTCCCGTGAATTCCTCGTTCGCCTCCTCGAACCTGAAATAGTGCGGATAAAGCCACATCGGGATCCGGCCCGTCTCCCCGTCCTTGTGCTTGAGCACGTCCGCCCACTGCGCCCGCTTGTGGCGCGTCGCGCCCGGGTGATTCTTCTCCGCCTCCATGCACCACTCGTGATCCTGGTAGAGCATGATCACCTTGTGCGCGTCCTGTTCCAGGGCGCCTGAGTCCCGCAAATCCTCCAGGCTCGGCCGCCGCTTCAGCACTTTGCCCTTTTCTTTGGGCGGCCGGCTCAGCTGGCTCAGCTCCAGCAACGGCAGCCGCAGCCCCAGCGCCAGCGCCTTCAGCTGCGCGCTCACATACGCCACCTTGCTGTTGTCGCTCGTCCCGCTCCAGAGCTCCCCCGCCTGCACCAGCTGCACGTAGTCCAGCGTCAGCAGCCCGATGTCGTGCTGGATCTTCCACGCCCGCGCCTTCGCGCAGATCGCCCGGATATCCCGGCTCTCGTCGTCAAAGAAAATCGGCAGCCCCTGGATCGTCGCCTGCGCGTCCCGCACCCGCGCCAGGTTCGTCTCGCCCGCATACCCGAATTTGAGCTTCGGCAGAGACACCCCCGCGCTCCGGGCGCACGTCCGCGCCAGCAGCTCGTCCGTGGTCGAGTCCAGCGTGATCCGCCCCACCGGGATCCCCAGGCTCGCCACGTGGTTCGCAATCTGGTCCTCCATCGTCGTCTTCCCCATGCTCGGCCGCGCCGCCAAGAGCGTCACCCCCACCTCCACCCCGCAGAGCATTTCCGTCAGCGCATCCCACGGCGTCTCCAGCCCGATCGCCGCGCCCTTCCCATCGTGCGCGTCCTGCCATTTCTGCATCAGCCGGGCCAGCCGCTCCGCGGTCGTGAGGCGCCGCACATCCTGCTGCCCCACCAGCCCCGTGAATCGGCTCACCGCATCCTGGATCAAGCCATCCCCGCTCTCCGCGTGGTACCCCGCATCCGCGATCTCCAGCGCGTGCTGGATCGCCATCCGCGCAATCCACTTCTGCCGCACGATGTCGATGTAATACTCCGCGTGCGCCGCGGTCGGCGTCCCGTCCACCAGCCGGTCCAGGAAGCCCTGCCCGCCCACCTCCTCCAGCCGGTTCTTGTTCCTCAGCGCCTCCGTCACCAGCAGGATATCCACGCTCCCGTTCCCCACCTGCGCCCGGGCCGTCACCGCCTCCCACACCGTCCGGTGCGCCGGCACGTAAAACGCGTCCGCGGTCAGCCCGGCCGAGAAGGCCGAGCTGGTCACCCGCGATCCGTCCAGGAGCGCCGCGCCCAGCACGCCCCGCTCCGCTTCTTCGCTGTACGGTGGAATCCTCTCGCTCATATCCCCTCCCCCTTTTTGCTCTTGAATCCAAAGCTCGGCGTCCACGCCGGCGGCGCCGGCGGCTCCCCTGTTTCTTTTTCCGGCAAATGCCTCGCCAGCTCGGCCTCGAGCGCGGCGATCGGCTTTGCCGGCCGCCCCCCGCTCCACTTCCGCCCGAACTCCGCGATCACCTCGCCCACATCCAGCCCCGGATCCGCGTAGAGCGCCCCCTTGATCGTGTTCTCGAACGCCATCCGGTTCACGTCCACGCACCCCGGGCACGCCCTGAAGTCCCGGTACCACTTCTCCCATGCCCGATTGCTCCCGATGTTCTCTTTCTTCTCCGGAGCTGCCCCGGGTGCTTCCCCGCCCCCGCTCTGAGAGTCTTCCTTCTTTAATTCTTCTCTATAGGAAGGAGTTTTGCTTTCAGTGTCGGGCTTCGTGTTGCCTTCGTTGTTGCTTTCGCTGTGGATTTCGTAGGCCTTCGGGTCGGTATAACGCTCGTAATGGCAGATACTTACCCTCATCCCGCGTTTGGTCTTCGTTGTGGTAATCAGTTTGGCGGTCCGTAATGCCTTCGTTGTAGCGTGCCAGGCTTCCTCCGTGATTGGCTCTTCTTTGCGGTATCCCACCATCTTCACGAGCTCCGGCCGGGCCTGGGGCCATGAGATTTCCAGCTCCCCGACCGGCTTCCCGTTGTTCCGTTTCCAGTGGGCCTTCGCGTAGAAGTACAGATAGATCTCCAGGGTGATCGGGCCCATGCCGATCAGCCGGAGGCTCAAGGCTCGCGGCAGCATCACGTACCCATTCCCGCAGGGATCGTCCATCGGTCACCTCACCATCTTCCGAACCACCGCGGCCCCCGCCGGGCAAGCTCGTACAGTTCCCCGCGCACGTAGCGCACCGGAACCAGCATCGTCGGCTTCGTCTCTGCCTCGGCCGCCTTCCAGAGCTGGAAGCGGCCGCTGTGCTGCACCCGGATCGTGATCCTCCGTCCGTCCTCGAGCTGGCCCACCAGGAGCCGCGGGTTGGGCCGCCCGATCACCCGCGCCATCAGCGGCGCGCCCTCCACGGGCCCGGGTGGCGGGATCGTCGGGGGCGGGGGTGGCGGTGGCCCGCCCTCTTTCGCCGTGCCGTTGGCCGCTGCCAGGAGGGCCTTCCACCCCGTCTCCGTGTACCGCGTGCGACCGTCTGTCTGCAGCTCGAAGTCCTCCTCGTGGAGGGTCGACCGCAGCTCGCGCAGTCTTTTGGCCGTGACCCCCAGGATCTCCGCCGCCTCTTTCGTGGTCAGTTCCGTGTCCATCCGTTCGCCTCCTTTTGAAGTCGCCCTTTACCCATAAAATCCCATGCGCGGATGCGTATGCGCGCCCGGCCCCCGGGCGATCGCCCGCACCCCCCCCTCCCCCTACCTGTCGCGCCTCACATCCTCCGCACCACACCCGACCGCACGAGCATCTTGCCCAGGTTCCCATCCCGGGCATCGCCCTGCATCCGGATCCCGAACCACGCGCCCAGGATCCTCTGTCGCATCAGTAGGCCCATCACCTTCCGCTGCATCGTTGGCCCGCAACCACTTACAGTCCGAATCATCTGATTACACATCAGTCTTCACCCCTTCCTGGTCGTTCACCGGGTCGCCGGCCGGCAGCTGCCGCTCGGGCCCGATCACCGGCTGCGGCGTCGCGCCGGGCTCCGGATCCGGGCCCAGGGGCCCCTCGCTGGCCCCGGGCGCCGCGCTCTTTTGGGCCGGCGTTTCCCCGCGACTACCGGTTACCTCCACGCCTTCCACTTCCAGCATCCGGTTGTAGTCGTCATGCCCAGGCGCAGGCCGGTGGAGCACCTCGCCGCGCCATGTCGCCTCACCCGCCAGCAGCAGCCCCTTGTCGACCGCGATGCCCACCGCGATCATGAGGTCGCGCCGCTCCTTCGGGCTGATCGGCTCGCCGGACTGCAGAGACTCCAGGACGGCCTCGGCACCCAGCATCCCGAGATGCAGGAGAGTGGAGGCGAGTCTTTGTTTAATCGTCGCTATGGCCTGCCCCTCGTGCTCCAGGACGGCGCTCACCGACCGGCAGCACAGCCCAGTTAGCCGGCTCACCTGGCGGATGCCCATGCCAGCCGCGAGCATCGCCGCGGTGGCTTTGTAGAGCCGGGGATTCTGACGAAAAAGAAGTTCCCCCGTGTACTCACCCATCGCCACGGATCGGGCGAGGTACTCGTCGCATTCCGGCAGATCCTCGGGGCGAAAAAGATCCCCTTGCGTTGTGGTGAGGAAGGCCGTCATCAGACTGTCCGGGCCTCCATGAATCGGTTTACCGCGCTTTCAGGCACTCGGACCACCTGGCGGCTGATCACTCTGACGGGGGAGATTCGCCCGGTACGGACGAGCCGCCGGACCGTGGAGACAGAGACGGAAAGAAGCTCACCCACCCGCTTGAAGTCGTAGTGCTCCTCAACGCGCCGGTTGGTCGTCATATCGGAAGCTCCCGTTGTCCCGCGGCACACACAAAGAAACCGCTGCCCCAGTGGAGCCGGACAACCCAAGCGGGGACTGCCCGGCCGTCTCGGGTCGCAAAAAGAGGGCCAGTCGGCCTCAAGACGTCACCCGGCCGAATGTCCAGCCACTCCAGCCTGGCCACGATTGGGTCGCGCCTCTGCTGATACTCGCTCCAGCTCACGAATTAGCTCCTTCGTCCGCTCGCCTACCCGGTCACTCCACTCCATCAACGCCCGGCAGCGCCGGCAGCGATCCGCCAGCGCATCGCCCGCTTCGTTCTCGAGTTGTCATTCACCCACCTCGAGGGTTGGCGGTTGCGACGTGAAGTCCGCATAAAAACGGACGGTTGTGGCGGGATCCTTATGGCGAAGCCACTTTGCTGCAGCCTCCAGGCCGCGGAGCGTATACCATTCGGATCCGCGTGCTGCCCTCAGTTCGTGGGCCGCCTTCGGGTAGCGCGCCGCGTCCCATCCGATCGTCCGCATCCAGGCCGCAAAGGTCTTCACCACCAGGGCCCGGCGTGCCGTCTTGTGCGGGCCCGGAAGAATGAAATCGCCACCGCGGCGCCGGCGCAGCTCCTCAAGCCACGTCACCACCTGCTTGGGTATCGGGATCTTCCCCTCGCTCCCCTTCGCCCGAAACTCGCCCGGCCGATTGATCACCTGCATCCAGGATCTCCCATCCGGATCCGCCACGATCCACGCCCACCGCGCCGCGGCCGCTTCCCCCGCACGCATGGCCAAGTAGTAACACAACAGATAGACGGGCCACAAGTCCGAATTCTCCCCGCGGAACGCGGCCGCCGCCTGGTGGGTCTTGGCCAGGAGCCGCTTCCTTTCCTCGGTCATCACATAGCGCTTGAGCGGCGCCTCGACCACAAAGGCATCCCGGAAGTCCTCGATGCTCGCCGGCAGCCGCAGCCCCGCCTTCTTGTAAGCGCCCATTGCCCAGTCTTCTCCAAACAGGCCCCGCGCCTGGTTCACGGTTGAGTTGATGGATCGCCTGAGTCTCGCCCGGTTCGCCGGAGTTTCCTCCGCCAGCTTCCGCGCCACGTAGGCATCCACTGTCTTCTCACTCAACAGCTCCGTGCTCACCTCTGCCACGCTTGTCTTGTCGAGGACCAAACCCAGGCAGCTCACATAGTTGGTGACCGTCAACGGCCGGAGATCGTGGCGGGCCGCCTCCGCCTTGAACACACGGACCAGCTCGCCCAGGGTAGCGTAGCCTTTGCGGAGCTTCGTGTCATCCAGGGCTTCCCATCTCCGCTCCCGTGCTGCCGCGATCACGGCCCGCGCCTTGGTGCGCGCCAGGTCGCGCTCGGCCTCGGGAGCCTCGAGCGACCGAGAGATCCGCCGCCCGTGGATCTTGGCGACCACGTACCACACGCCGCCGCGCAGCCATAGGTTTCGCATCCGCCGGCGCAGATCCGCGAGGAGCTTCTCCGCCTCCCACCGCGCCGCGCCTTCCTCCGTCGCCTTGAGCCGGCGGAAAATCTCCTTGCCGGACACCTGCGTGCTGACGTAGTATCCGGACTCGTCGTGCTGCAGGGGAGAGGTCGGAGCCGGCGCTGCCGGCGTTTCGGGTACCTGAGTTTTCGGGGCGACCGATCTCATAGTGATGTAAGTATGATGTAACGGGAGCCGGGTGTCAATGGTGATCTGTGGATATCAGTGGGCGGGCTCAAAGGGGTGTGGCCACCCATCAAACAGCGGGCGATTTTCGCTAAGCCCTTGGCGCGCAAGACTGCGTACCTGTAGCTCAATTGGACAGAGCATCTGACTACGGAAAAGAAGTCATTTGCGGGCAGAGAATTGAGCCGCAATGTGTTATGACTAGTCCCGTGCGCGTGATGTGCCGGGTGATGTGAGGCAGCGGGCGAAATCCGACCGCTCAGGATGCCCCAGGACGCGCGATCTCTCGTCGCCGCTTATGATCGTACCCAGGATTTTCGGCTTCAGGGACCTCCGGCGGAATTCTCGTTCTCAATTTGGAGAGGGGATTTTCTCAGACTCGGGATTATGATCGTACATATCCTCATGGAGTCCGGGCTTAATGTACGATCATAAGCCTTGGCATAGAGCCTGCTTGATTACAAGTGCCGGCGCTCTTCCGCGCCGGCCGGCGCCCGACCGACCCGGGCAACGAGCGGCGACGATCGCCGCAGGAGGTCACCATGACCACGCAGTCCACCGCCGAAACCCCGATCGCCCGCTATCTCGCCGCCGCCCGCGCGGCCGGCTCCACCGCGCTCACCACGCGCGGAATCCTCAAATTCGTCCGCGCGAATCGCGTCAGTCTGCTGCCGCCGGCGGCGCGGATTCCGTCCACGGGGGATCCGTGGACCGTCAGGAACGTACTCAGCCAAGCCGAGCGCGACCTCCGTCGCGCCCGCGCGGACGCCCGCTTCCGCGCGCAGGTCCACCTCCGCGCGAGCGCGGTCCGCACGCTCGCCCAGGCCCTCGCCCTGGGCGACGAGCCCGCGACCATCGCCCGCCGCGCGCGGGCCCTCGGCCGGCCGGCTGAAAAATACACGTTCGCCGCGCTCTACTCCCGCGCGGCCCTGATCCCGTGCTCTCCCGGAGAGGCCCGGGAGTACGGCTGGAAATCCCCCCGCGGCCGTGGCGGCGTCGCGGCGGACTGGTCCGTCTCGCACCTCCCCACGGAGGACATCGACAGCGCCGGATCCTGGTATTTCTCCGACTCCGACCGTGAGGGAGGATACTGTCCGTCAGCCTCCCAGTATTGGACGCCGGGCGACCATGAGACCCGCATGCAGTCGGTGGGCGTTTTCGTCGGCCGGACGTGCGCCTGGCAAATCAACGGTGTCCGCGGTCAGACGATGCTCCCCCCCGGATTCCGCTGGGGCAAGGATACCCACGGCCTCCGCGCGATTTCCGGGCCGGACGACTATCACGTCTCCGCGACGGACCTGGGGCCGGGCGGAGCGGGGCGCATCGTCACCGCCCTCCGCGCGAACGCGGAAACGCGGCGGAAACTCGCGGCCGAGCGGCTCGCGGACGAGGCAGAGGCCCAGGGCATCCTGGTTTGCCTCGCGGACTCCCTCGCCGCCGGCAATTGCCGTCCGGCGTCGGAGGACTGGGCGCGGAAACATAACCTCAATCTCTCCCGGCACTACGGAGCCGTGGAATTGCTCCGGGCCGGCAACGGAGACTACGCCCGCGTCCGTCTCGCCATCCGTGCGGCCATCGCGCGGACCGCGCGCGAAAACGAAACCGGTTTCTGCGTGCTCGCCGAGCACGCCGTGGCCTAACCGCACTACAACCCCCGCCGCCCGGCCGGGCAACGCCGGGCAGGAGAAACAACGATGAACCTCAACCCCTCACTCGTCATGGGCCAGGCCCTCGCCTGGCTCGATAAACAACCCGAAGACCGTCGGCCCCGCGAGCACGACCGGCGGTACACCACGCTCCGCATCTACCAGCCCACCGGATCCGGCTACTGGTTCGTCCAGCAGCACTCCGCAAACCGCTGGTATCTCAAGGATACCCCCGACGCCGACCATTTCTGCGTCGCCGACGTGGACGACATCGCCGCCGCGATCGCCGGCGGCGCCCGCGTCCAGCTCACCGGAGTCCGGGGCGAATCGTTCGGGATCTGGAACTCCTGGGTCGAATTCGAGAAAGGGGTGTCCGAGTGAATCGCAGCAAATCCAAATCTGGGGCGCACAACCCGCGCGCGGTCCTCACCCGGGCGGACGTGTACAACATCCGTCTCCGCGCCCGGATTGCCGAGCGCGAGGGGCGGCAGTGGGGATTGCAGAGCCGGCTCGCCCGCCGGTTCGGGGTGACCCGGCAGACGATCTGCGATGTCCTGGCCGGGCGGTCGTGGGCGTGAAGGCGGGTCAGCGGCGGGTCCGGGCCTCGATCGCCTCGCGGCGGGCCCGATCAGTGGCGAGCTCGTAGAGGTGCTTCAGGTGCCGCATGTGGGTCTGCTTGGGATCTACCGGGTCCCAGTGGTAACGGCCAGCGGCCGCCAGAAACAACTCGCCCCGGAGGATCTGGAAACGCTCGAACTCGTCGTCAGTCATGTACCGCTTGCGGTCCGTCCCGGGATAGCCCGGCAGGGTCATTTCGTTACGCGCCGCCCCGGGCCACCATTGATCGGTCCAGCCGTTCTTCTCGGCCTTCTGGTTGTAGTTCCAGACGAAACGGTCCAGGGCCGTTGTCAATGCCTCCGGGTCGGGGACTTCCTGGATCTTCATGCCGCTCAGTATGCGCCAAACCACGTCCGTCGCCGGGCCCAGGCGTTCCGTTTTCTGAATTGGTTGGCCCAGCCAGTCTCGGCGCGGCGACGGTGCCAGGGCGGGCAGCGGCAGGGCTTTCTGCAGGGCTTGCCGCCCCACCTGGCCCAGTTTGCTGCCCAGCGTTTCCTGGTCCTGCTTCCGCAGGCGCATATCCCGGATCTCCGTATCCGTCGCCCGCATGGTCGTCCGGCCAATGTTGGGCACCCAGGATGCCGCGAAATTGGTGAGCCAGTTGCGGACCGCACCCTCCCGGCCGGAGTCCTCGATCGCGTGAAGGATGTCCCCAAGGCCCTGCAGGAAAGTCTTGTCTCGCACTTGGCCGGCTACACTATTCCACGCCTTCCAGAGTTGTTCCTCCACGCTCCGGCCACCCGGGTTCCGGATCAGATCCCAGGAATCCACCATGAGGGACAGGCTCGTGGCCAGCGGCTCTATCCGCGCGTAACTGAACCAGCGCCCACCGAGCCGGATCGACTGCGGGGGATAGTGTTTCTGCTGCAGGGCACGTTGCCCCGCCGGCAGATTCGAGGGCGGCCGGTTCCCGGTGACTCGCGGTTCTCCGTCTTCATCGTCGATCATGGCCCCGACGCCGGCGAACGCCGCCCAGGCGATGATCTGCTCCGCCACGTCCCGGGTCAGTGCCGCCCCTTCGCCGCGGTACTCGCCCCGCGCCGCCTTCCAGAGCAGGGCCGCGGTCCCCAGGGGCGTCTTCTTGATGCCGATCTTCACGATGTTAGCCGGCGTTGTGACAAACGGCGCCACATAGCGCAGGCCCGGCACATTCTTCCGCATCTGCAGGATGCCCCCAGCGATCGCGCCGAGTTTCTCCTGGAACGTCAGGCGCTTGGCCTCAGCCATGGCCGCGGTCATCATCTCATCGGTCGGATTGGTCCGGAGTTCCTCCTGGCGGGCCCCCAGGTCCTCGCCCCGCAGCCCCTCGGCCTTGGCGGTTCGGTAGGCTAGCGCGGCGATTGTTCCGTCATAGATCACCGTCTTCGAGTACTCATCCGCCGCCAGCAGGAGCCGCTGGGGCAGCCGGATCACTCGCCCCTTCGTCCCCACGATCGCCGGCCCGCTCTCCTCAACCTTCATCCCTTCCATCACCGGCAGCTCCGTCGAAAACGCCAGCAACGCCTGGCGCCCCGCCTTGCCCATCGATCCGAACGTCGCCCGCCACATCGGCCCCAGCTCGCCCAACTGTGTCGCCTCCGGCTTGCGCAGTACCAGATTCAGCAACGCCTCGCCCGTCTTCTGGATCGTCCGATCCCACACAAAGGCCGCCGTGTTGCCCGTGATATTACCTACCTGCGTCCCCGGCCCGGACAGGATCGCGCTCCGCCAGTACTCGAAGGCCTTATCTCCGCCCCGTGCGGACCGCGCATTGATCTCCCGGATCAGTTCCGCCACGGTCGCCGAGTCCCGAAGCGTCGCCTTGCTCAGCCGCGCCGGGTTAAGTCCGGTCCGCTGCTCGACGGCCCTGGCCGTCCCCGCGATCCGGACCGCCTCCCGCTCGGAGATAGCGGTCCGCTCCGCCGGCGTCTTCGCCTTCGCCAGTTCCGTCTTCACGGCCTCCGGCGGCTTCAGCAGCGCATCCGTCAACGCTTGGCGGTTATGGTCTTCCGGGGTCAGAGTCCAGTCCCGCCGCTCGCGGAAGGCGGCGCCCATCCGGCTGCCGGCCTCCTCGTACCGCCCATACGCCTCGACCGCCTCCGCCAGCCCGGACGCATCGCCGGCCTGGATCGCCGCGGACACCTTCTCGTCCAGGAGCCGCTTGGCCGCCTGCATCTTCGCCGCGTCATCCACCATATTCAACTCGCCCCGCCGCAACGCCGACCATGTTCCCGGCTTATCGGCCAGGATTGCGTCCGCCTTCGCCCGGATCTCCGCATCCGTCGTGTGCGGCGGCAACCCCGCCGCTTCCCGGGCCGTCCGCTGCGCGGCGGCCCACCTCCGCGCCTCGGTCGTCACCATCGGATTCGCGAAGCGCGGCTTCGCCGCGCCAGCTTCTTCCTCTCCCGCCTTCTTCTCCACGGCGTAGCGCGTGCGCTCACTCAGCAAGGACTCAAGGGTGGAGCGTCCCGCCCGGGCCGCGTCATAGACTTCACGCTCCGACAATCCGGAGCGGTTCAAGCGATCGGCCAGCGTCGCCATTTCCGCCTTTGTTCCCATGTCCACGTAGGGGATCGTCCACTTGCCAAAGTTGCGGGGTCCGGCCCGTTGGAACGAAAACCGCTCTTCCTCCCCGGCCTTCGCTTCCACCGCGTAGCGGGGGAAACCTTCCGGATACTGCATGGACGTATCGGAGAAACCGCCCGTCAGGGGGCCCGTCCTCTTCGCCGTTCCGTTCTTCCAGGCTTCGTACGTCAGTCCCGTCTTGACGCCCGCATAGTTCGGATCCGGGTGATCCATTGCGGGAGAAACCCAAGCCAGGACGGGCTGGCCGTTGCGTTTCGCGGCGGCCACGCGTCGGTGCCCATCGGTAACCTTCAGGGTGCCCTTGTCGGTTTCCACGATCTCCACGGGCGGCGGGGCCTTGCCCTCTCGAAACCATTGCGCATATCTATCCGCGTCCCATCCTCGGCCCTGCTGGTTCGTCTCCACCAGGTCCTCCGCCAGGTTCAAGGTGTTGGGATCCACCAGCCGGAGCTGCGCCAGCTCCCGGCCGTGATTCAGGGGCATATCGTCCCGGCGCCACATCCCCAAGCGCAGCCCCATCGGGATCGCTGGCGCCTCGCGGCTGCTCGCCAGGACCTTGCCTTCCTTATCGACATAGTTAGCCCGAAGCGTGGCCCGGTACTCGGACTCTGAGAGAATATCGCCTTCTTCCGGGCCTTTCGCCTCCACCGCATAGCGGATCGGCTCGTTCGCGGCATTCTCCCGCGCCGCTTCCCGGATGATCGCGGGGTCATACTCGGGGAAGATTTCATCAACCGGCAGGCGGGATCGCTGAAACCAAGTCCGGGAGAGTTGCCCGCGCAGAAACTCGATCTGCTTCAGCCGCTGCTCGCGTTCGTAGTAGGCGGCCGCCTTCTCCGCGGAGAAGAAGCGGGGAGTCTCGTTTCCCTCCGCGTCCCCGGCAAAGTATTCCCGCTGCCCGTCCGGGTTCAGTACGGATTCAATGAAGTAGGTCCGGCGGATATCCTTGGCGGAGCGCGCCTCGCGCTGGTGGAGAGAGAGAGGCGGGGCAGCTTCGGTTATCGGTTGTCCCGGGCGCGGTTCTTCTGCCGGCAGAGACATAGCCGCCGCGGCTTCTCGCACGGTCGCCGGGGGTGGCGTCAGGCCTTTGTGGAGTGGAGCGCCCAGGGGTTCGCGGGGGAGAGGCTTTCCGCCTTGTCCGGGTACTTGCGCCGGTACAGGGCGGCCAGGTCCGGCCGTTCCCTCTGGCACTGTTCCAGCCAGGCCCGGCCTTCCGCGAGTTGTTGCCGCACCCGGGCGATCTTCTGGCGGATTTCCTGTTCGGTCAGCATATTGCTCTCCTGTTCTGAGACTGAGAATATCGGATTCCGTTTTCCCTGTCAAGGCCTGATTGGCCGCCCATCGTGCTTCGCGCCAGAACTGCGCCAGCTGGGGCACACGCTCCATCGCCTCCGTAATGCGCGTGGCTTCTGCGCGGTCCCCTCGTGCCAGCGCCGCCTCCGCCTCTGCGATCAGCGGATCGCCCCGTGCCAGGCTGGCCTGGTACCGTCGCTCCATCTCGGCCAGGTGCTCCGGCGCTTGGTGTTCGATTCCGAATCTCATCGCGTCATCGCTGGGGTTGGCTCCGCCAAAGTCCTTCGGCCAGTCTGCAAAGACAGCCCCGGCTTTGGTGATCGGTGCCTTGTGGGCCTCCGCCCCCTCGGGGGTAGGTGCCGCCGTCTTACGGGCGGCTGCCGGGGCTTGAGCCTCGCCCGAAGGCAGAGGCATAAAGGGTTTCTGCGTTTCAATCTTCGTCTTCAGCGCCTTCCCCAGCAACTCCTCCCGCGTCGCCGCCCGGGTCCCGAACATATCCCCGGTCGTCACGTCGATCTTCGCCGCCAGCGCCGTGTACCGGTCCAGCCATTCCCGAGTCCCCTTGATCGTCCCGCTCTCGTCCAGCGCCCGCAGGATCGCCTCGCTCGCCGGCGTCCGGCCCGTGTCGAACATCTCACCCTGGCCCAGGTAGTCCTCCAGCGTCTTCATCTTGCCGGACGCCACCTGCTTCTTGAATTCCACCAGGTCCCGGACCGCCTGCGCCAGCGCCGGCCTCAGATCGTAGGCCGGCTTCCCCTTCGCCAGTTTCACCAGTTCCGGACCGGCCGCCATCACGCCATCCAGTTGCCGGCGGATCCCCAGTTCGTCCGCCCGCTCGATCGCATCCTGCACGATCTGCCGCCCCTGCTCGTGCTCCCCCAGGATCGCCGCCAGCACCGCCCGGCGCACCCGCCCGTCGATGTCCGGCGCGAACCCGCCCTTCGCCCCCCGCAACCCCGCGTCGCCCGTCCCCTGCACGAACGCCCGAAGGAATTCCGTGTTGCTCGACGTCCGGATCGTCCCCACCGCGTCCGGCTTGAACAGGTCAATCGCGCCCGACTCCACCAGCATCTTCCCATCCGCCTCAGCCTGCTCCGCCGCCGACCGCGCCATCACCTGGCTCCGGTTCGACAACTCTGCGATGTCCGTCACCGTCTTCCCGCCCGAATCCGACAGCTCCCGCACCAGCACCGGCTCCTTCATCAAGCCCGCTTCCGGCAGTCCCAGCTCCTTCGCCCTGGCCAGCACCGCCGCCTGGTACCGCCCGGCCCGGCCGCCCGCGTACGCCTGCCGCAACCCCATCACCCGCCCGTTCCCGCTGACAACCTGGCCGTTCTGGTCCACCAGGGGTGCCCCCGTGTCCGTGGTAGGCGAATCCGCCAGCCGGCCCGGATCCGGCTCGCTCGCGATACTCGCCACCTGCTCCTGGCTCGCGACGGTGGAGCGGTTCCGCGGCTGCAACGCCTTATCATAGCCCGCTTTATCGCTCGTCAGAAGGCTTGCCGCCTCCACCACTTTCCACGATCCACCGACTTTCGCCTCCTTCCCTGGCGTCTCGGCCGCCCAGGATGCCCCAGGACGCGCGATCGAGGGGGGGGGCCTTTGTGCTGACACGGCAGTAATCGGCTTCTCGGCCTGGCTAGCGCCCTGGCCCTGTGCCGGGGCATTCCGTGGCTCCACCGCCGCCCGCACAGGCAGGTTCTCCGTCCCTGCGATCGTCCGCCCAAACTGGTCCACCAGCCCCGTCACCCGCTTCGGCGGTCCTTCTAGCAGCGGGATCCCGCCCGGCCCGCCCCCTGGCTCCACCGCCCGCGCATCGAACGCCTTAGCAGCCGCCTCCGCGGCCGCGGCCGTCTCCGCCGACTCCTCCGCGCTCAGCGCCTTCGGCTCCGCCGCCTCCCCCGACAGCTTCGCCTCCTCCTGCATCCCCCGCATCAGCCGCCGCGCAGTCTGGAACGGGCTCTCCTGCTTCTCCGTCCGGAACAAATTCACGATCCCCAGCGCCGCATCCTTCACCCGCCGAGTGATCGGATGATCGATCCCCTTCTCCAGCGCCTCCGCCAGCGCCTCCTCCCTGAGCGATTCACCCGACACCGGGTCCACCAGCAGATCCCCTTCCTTCCTCGCCCCGGACAACCTCGCCAAGTCATGCAGCAGCTCATGGCGCGTCTGCCCCACGGTTGCCCGCCCGGCCACCAGTTGAATCAGTCCATCCACATCCACCAGCGCCCCGGTTGCCGGATCCCGGATCGTCACATTCGCCCGCGTCTGCGCCGGCGGGGTCATCAAATCCGCCACCTTCACCTTCGCCGCCGCCTCGTCCCCGCCCGATTCCGCCAGACTCTTCTCCCACAGCTTCGGGTACTTCTCCCTCGCGCTTGTCGCCAACCCCTCCACGTCCCGCGGACCCAGTTCCGCCTCATGCTTCACAAACTCAACGATCGTTCGCCGCTCCCCATTCGCCACCTCAAAGCCCGTCTCCCCATACGGCTTCACGTTCTCCGCCCCGAACGCCTTCTCCAGGTTCGCCCGGACCGTCTTCACGTTCGCCTCACGGAACGCCCGCGCCGCGCTCCCGGGCGCGTGCTGCGCCGAGAACAGCAGCCCCATGATCGCCGCATCCATCAACCCATCGAACGCCTTCGCATTCCCGTCGTAGCCCATGCGGACCGCGTTATCGTACACCTGCTGCGCCTCGTTCACCGCCACGTTCGCCCCGGCCGCCTTCGCGTACTGCACCCCCCAGCCCGCCACCTTGTTGAACCCAAACCGCGCCACCGCATCCCGGACCGCCGTATCCTTCAGGAAGATGTTCTCCAGGTTCACCCGTCCGCCGGCGTACGCCCCGGCCCCGTGCAAGATACCCGCCCCCAGCGCCTCCGTATCGTCCAGCCCCGCCGCCTTCGCCCTGTGAAACCCCTCGCCGCCCACCACCGCCGCATACAGGCTCGCGCCCAGGGTCGGGTTTCGCGTCGCGATCAGGCCCGTCACGATCGGCGCCGCCTGCCACACGATCCCTGCCACTTTCGAGTAAGGCCCCTCCGGCCGCGGCGCCAGCTCCGGGCCCGCCTGGATCGTCTCCATCTTCTCCGCCCACTTCTGCCCCGCCTCCCCGACCGCCTTGTATCCCCGCGTCACCGCCGTCCCGCCCTGGCGCAGCGTATCCCCTTCCGCCCCCGGCTCCGGCTCCTTCATCCCGAACGCCGAGAGAACGGGGTTCCACTTCCCGCCCGGATAGAACCACCGCATTTGCAGTTCCCTCGCCACATTCGACTCGAACCGCGAACCCGCCCGGCCCGCGGCCTCGAGAAGGCCGCCCAGCCCCGCACTCACGCTCGCCCCGCCTCGCGCAAACCCTCGCCCCGCCTCCCCAGGCGCCGCCGACACGTCCGCGCCCAGGCTGTAGGGCTTCTCCGGCTGCACCGGATCGGCGAACTCAGCATAGGGATCAGGTTGCCCCCGGGGCGTCGCGCTCGGAGTCACAGGGTCCGCGAACGCGGCATAGGGATCCGCCTCGGTCGCGCCCGCCGGCGCCGCCGGGGCCACCGGGTCCGCGAACTCGGCATACGGATCCGGCGGATCTGCAACCGCTGTCGCGCTCGGCCCTACCGGATCGGCAAACTCAGCATAGACGTCCTGTTCTGGCACTCGTAGCTCCCCTCAGCGAACCACCATTTCACGCCCGTCCGGCGTTCGGAATCGGCTTCCCTTCGGCAGTTTCCGCGCATCTGCCGGCACCATGATCGGCGGAAGCGGTTGCGCCGCCGTGCCCGGCGTAGCCCCTTGGGCGACGCCTGGCGCGGCTCCGGGCTCCGGCGTCTCCGGCACCGGCATTCCCTTCACCCGGTCTTGCTTCTCCGCCTGCCACTTCTCGTGCTCCCGCAACTCGTTTGCGTGCCGGATCTCCATCTGCTGCAGCGTCTCATTCTCCTTCAGCCAGCGATTCTTCTTCTCGTACTCGTTCCCCTCCGCCGCCCGCCCCTCCTGCGCCTGCCGGAGTTCCGCCTCCTGGATCTGGCCCGCCAGCCCCACCTGTTTCCCTGCAATCTCCAGGCTCCCCTTCATCATCTCCTGCGGACGCTGCTCCCGTTTCCACCCGAACTCATCCGTCTCCATCGCCAGCCGCGCCCGCGTCGCATCCGTGCTCGCCACCCTCCCCTGGTACTCCGCATCCTTCATCGCCGCCCGGGCCGACAGCGCCCCGCTTCGCCGGCTCGCCTCCCGTGTCGCCGCGTCCCAGGCCGCAAAGGCCTGGCGCCCGCGCACGCTCATCCCGCCGCCGAAGCCCATGTCCAGCCGCGCCCGGTCCATGCTGTTCAAGGGCGGCTCCCCCGGCGGGTTCTCCTGCTCCAGCCGGCCGCTCAGGTACTTCTGATAGCTCCGCGTGTCGCTGCCCGCCCGCCCCACATCCCGCCGCGGATTGGCCGCCCGCGCCCCGTACATCACTTCCGAGGCCGTCACGCCCGATTCCGCTGCTCCAGCGGGATCGCCCTCCGTAGCTCGGCCGGTGTCACCGGCCGCAGCGAAGGAGGGCCGTCTCATATAAAACCCCGCCCCCGGGGTCCTCCCCCGGTTCTCTTCCCGCACCGTCGAATAGACCGGCTTGGGAGCGCCGGCCTCCCCCATAATGAAGCCGGCGTATCGTTCGCCCGCCTTCGCTCCACCCGGCAGCGTCGCCTTCCGAAACTCTCCCATCAGCTCATCGCTCAATGTCGTCCAGGGCATAGTTGTCTCCTCATTTGTATTGAAACCCGTTCGCGCCGTCCCATTTCACCAGGGCCTGATCCGCTTCTCGCGTTCGAGAAACACCCAATGAGCTGTACTTAGCATAGGAGTCAGGCGCAGCCGGTTCATTACACCACGTTCCCGGCAACGTCACCGACCCCACCACCGCCCCCGTAACCGATCCGTCATACACGGGGCCAACCGCATCCAAGAGCGTGAAGGTGTCCTGCAACAAATTGATCCCCCAATTCGTGTACACGGGTGGAGAATAGGTGTACTCGAGTTCGGAGTAACAGTAAAATTGCACCTCGTGTGCGTAGTTCGTGGCCAGGCCCGTCACCTTCATCCTCCACGTCCGCATCAAAATATAGGCCGTCCAGTCCTTTGCGCTGACCATTCGTGCCGCATAGTTGCCGATCAGGTAATACCCGCTGCTGCTCGCCCCCGGATAACTCGCCTCAGCCCCGGCTTTCGCGGCCGCCCAGCTCGTCCAGTTGCGCGTATAGCCTATGGCGTTGGTAATGCTCGTTTCGTTCGCGCTGCCGCGCGCGATGGTCGTCCACCGCAGCGCGTCCAGCACAGCCCGCAACCCGTCCACCCCGTAATCGGTCGTGTACCAGTTCGTCCGCCCGCCCGGATAGTAGGTGCCGCCGGCGAGGGTCGTGCTGTTCGTCCAGCCGTGCGGGTGCCCCACCGTCGCGTCCTCCGTGCTTCCGCCCGCCCCGGACAATCCCCGGTAAGGGGTGTACTCAAAATAGTTGATCGGCACCCCTACCATCGCGCACAGGCCCGTCACGGAATACTTCGGAATGTTCACCGCCCACGAGCCGGCGTTGTCCAGGAAGTACTGTTCAAAGTCCGTCCCGTTATCGGATCGGTTCGTGTCCGCGAAGTACGGGATCAGCGCCTTCACTTTAGTCTTCAGATTCACGATGTCGCCCCGGTTGCTCCGGTACCAGGTCGGCGCGCTCGGCGCCGCCACTCCCGTCACCGTGCACCGCTCCAGGGTGCCGGAATAGGTCTGCGCCACCTGGTCGGTCAGTTCCCGCTGGTGCTCCCACGCCGGCCAGTTCGTACTCCAGCCCTGCCCCAGGCACGCCGGCGCCGCAAGCGCCAGCCAGGCCAGCATCACGCAAACAAGGTCACTCTGATATCGCTGCAACATCGCTGCTTCACCCCCGTAATCACCGATCCCGCGCACGTCAGTTCCAGCACTTCCCAGTATTCCACCGTGTCCGTATTCGCCGGTACGCTCGCCCCGCTGCCCCAGGTCGCCGTCGCCGCGCTCCGGTCGATCGCCACCCAATACTTCGTCGTCGTCGTCACCCCGGAAAGAATCCCGTTAGTCGGCCAGCTCCCCACCGTCTTCGCGGTCCCGCCCAGGAACACCTGCCCCAGCGTCACGGTCCCGCCCGTCGTGCTCGATTGCACAAACTTCCATGAGTGATCGTTCTGCGCCGGCGCAAAATCTTCGAGCTGCACCGCCGGCCGCATGTCCACGATCCCGGCCCGCGTGATCGCGCTCGCCGCAAAGGGCACATACCACAGCGGAAACACCCGCGTGGTGCTCGTTCCGGCCGGGAGCGTCGTGGCCATCGTGATCGTCGCCGTGCCCGCGGAGTCGTCCAGCAGCAGATACACATACTCGCTCGCGCTCACCGTCCCGCTCGCCCAGTGGTCCGTGCTCCACGTCACGCCTGACACCCCGATCGACTTCTTCACCCCCGCGATCCACGCCGCGCTCCCCACCTGGCTCGTGCCCCGGATCTTGAAGCTCGTCGCGGTCACGCCGAAGAGGTCAAAGAGCCCCTTCCGTCCGCTCCCGCTCACGATCATTTCCCCCGCCGACAGCCGGTGCATCTCCGCCTGGTCCGGCTCCGCCTGCAGATCCACGTCCCGCGCCAGCCGGTCCAGCCTGCTCTTCTGCGTTGCCAGCTCGCCCAGGATCCGGGAGAGGTCCGGCAGCGCCGCCGGTTTCTCCTCCACGGGGCTGCGGATCCGCGCCGTCTCCAGCACCTTCTGGATCTCCGGCGAGTCGCCCGGCCGCACATACTGTTTCAGATCAATCATCTGCGCTTCACTTCCGCGTTCCGCGTTCCGCCTTCCGCGTTTCTTCCTAAGCCTCACTCTCTATCCAGCACGCATCCGCCACGTACCGGTTCGGCCCCGGCCGCGTGATCCCCGAATCCCCTTTCAACAGGGTCTTCGGGCTGATCGCGGCATTCTTGGCCGTCAGCCAATCCTCCGCGTCGCCCTGCGTAATCCGGTGCGCCCGCTGGTTCCCATACGTGATCGTCTTAATGATCTCCCCATCCGAGTCCCGCACATACCCCTTCGAGTACCAGACGTCCGTCGCGGCATACCAGCTCTCGAACGTGCTGTCCGCCGTCTCCGTCGGGATCCCCAGCGTCCCCACCACCGTCGCCGCCCCATCCGGCTCCCGCCGGATCTCCACCTGCTGCACCGCCCACCCGCTCGCGCTCGGATAGGCATCCGTGAACCACGTATTATAACTCGCCAGCAGCTCCGCCTTGCCCACCACCGTATCGATCCGCGCCGGCGTCACCCGCGGCCACCAGAACTCAACCCCGCCCCGTTGCTTGCCCCACACCGGCAGAATCCGCACCTTCACCGGCGCGTCCACGGCGGCGCCGCTCCCATAGTCAAAAGTTTTCCGCTGCTCGCAGCCGATCCTCGCCTCGCCCGGCAAGCCCTCCTGGAAGCTCACGTTCCCGATCACAAAGCCCGTGTCTGCCGCCTTCGCCGCCACCTTCGTGGCCGCGTCCGCGATCGGCACCCCGTTCGCGATCTCGTGCTTGCTCTCGCCCCACCCGCCCACGTCCCCGCGCCCGTTCTGCGTGTAGGTCGGCGTCGTGTTCGTCCAGGTCGCTTTGCTGTAGAAATAGTACTTGTTCCACAGCCCGCTGCCCTGCAGCTGCTCCTTCATCCACGCCAGCGTATAGCCGCCCGGGAGCGCCGTGTACGCGCTCGTGAGGGCCTTGAGGTTCTCGTTGATCACCAGCACCCCGTCCAGCGTCCCCGCCACCAGGCCGTGCACGTTCATCGTTTCCTGGCTCAGCGCCTGCACCGCCCCCGGGCCCGCGCTCCCATAGACCTCGTGAATGCTCGTCCGCGTGATATTGAGCGCCCCGTCCCCGCGCTCCGTGATCTTCACGCGCATCACGTTGTACTTCGCCGCCGCGGTGTAGAGGTTCGCCAGCGCGTCCGTGTTGTTGATTCCAAAATAGCTCTCGTCGATCTCCTGGTGTTCTGTCCCGTAATTCTGATATTCCGTGAGGTCCGGCTTCGAGTAATCGAACGCGCTCCACGCCACTTTCCGGAAAACCACAACCCCCTGCGCCACGTTGCTCCCCTGGTGCGTAAAGGCCCGGTCCACGTACGTCCAGCCCGCCCCGGGCAGGTCCTTCACCAGGGCCGCGGCCGTCAGCGCCCGAAACGCCGTCTCGTTCGACGGGTTCAGGTCCTCCCACACAAACCCCACTTCATCCCCCTCGCCGGCGCCCAGGGAGAACGGCGCCAGGATCTCGTGCTTCCGCGTCCGCCGGTACGGCAGCGCCGCCAGCTCCGCCACGCTCGCCGGTGTATACACCCGGCGGAGGCCTTGCACCAGGTACACCTTGCCGCCGCGGCGCATCTTCCGCGCCGCCACTTGTCGCCACACCCCGTCCAGCTTCTCGCCCGCGATCCGGGGATCCGTCACAAATTGTGACGCCTTCGCGTTCGCCGCGCTCGTGTAGGTCGTCAGGAAATCCAGGTAGAGGCTCGCGTCGTCGGTTGTGGGCAGCTCCCACATCCGCCACTCCTCTGCAAACCCATTCGCCCACGAATGCACCGAATCCCCGTCGAACCGCTCCAGGTTCACGGCCTTCGCCTTGTTCTCCGCCAGCACTGCCCGGCACCGCGCCAGCGGCTGCTCCGTCGCTAATTGATCAATCGCCATTTTGCCTGCTCTTCATTCTTCCGCGCTTCGCGGCATCCGTGCCATCCGTGCCATCCGTGGTTTCCCTGGCTTTCATCGCTTCCTCGTGCTTCCTCAGCATCCGGTACACCCCGGGCCCCCGATCGCCCCACGGGCAATACTCGTCAAACAGGTAATCCCCCAGCCGGAACGCATCCACCAGCAGCCTCGACGGCAGCACCCGCAGAAACAGCTCGCAGCACGTCCAGGCCAGCGGACTTCTCTGATCCAGCCCGATCCCCCGCTTGAACAAAAACCCCATCGCGTTCTGGAAAATCTGACCCTTCGCGTACTTGATATTTTGCTTCGCCCACTCGCACCGGCTCTGCGCCAGCGAAATCTCCATCTCCGTCACTCCTGGAATCTCCACCAGCTCCACCTTGTGGTTCTTCGGATCCTCATCCCGCCACGCCAGCAGATCCGCGAGCGGCTTCGGTCCGCGCACGCCTGTCTTATGCGTTTGGGAATCCACGCTCCAAATGCTCTCATAGTAGAACGCGCCGCCCGCCCTCCGTAGCTCCAGCGGCTCCGCCGATGGCAGCGAAGGAGGGGCCCCCCATCCCCAAAACACCGGGCCGCAATGGCTGAATCCCGCCAGCCGGCCGGTCCGCACCCGCCACCAATCCACCAGGCCGCCGGTCCCTAGGATGATCGCATTGCTCCCCAGGGTGCTCAAATCCGCGCTGAAGAATGCGTAAAGTTTCATGCTCACTTCCCGAATAACGCCTTCAGCCCCTCGACGATCGCCGTGATCGCCCCCGCCCCCAGCACGATCCCGCCCCCGGCCATCGCCAGCTTCTTGCGCTTCCCATTCGTCAAGGCGTTCAGCTTCTTCCACACTTCCGGCAGCACGCCCTTCTCCAGGATCTCCAGCCGCGCCCGGTCGTTTTCGCCCTTCATGCACCCATCCCGCCGCAGCGTCTGCAGGTCCGTCCGCGTATCCTGGCCGGTCGTTTCGATCCGCGCCAGCCGGTCGATCACTTCCTTCTCAAACCCCGTCATGCGGTCTTCTCCCCGTCCGTGTCCGTCTGTGTGGGTCCGTGGCCATCACTCTTCTCTTGCCGCTTGCTCAACTCCGCGCAGATACACGCCCGCTCATGCTCCAGCGCCCGCCGGATCCCCCATTGCGGCATCTTCCTCAGCTCCATCTGGATCTCCAGGATCCTGCCCCTCAGCGCATCCGTCTGGATCCGCTCCTCGGCTCGTTCCGCCGTGGTCATATCCCGTCTCCCTGGCGCCGCGGAGCGCGGGCCTCCGAGCGCAGCAAGCGTTCATTTCGCGGGGCCTCCCGGCATCGGACACAGGTCGAACGCTCCTTTGCTCGGGCCAATGGTTTCGCCGTGGATTGTTCCGAGGTCCTCTCGGGAGCGCGGGCATTTCCACGAGTTGTCCCAGTAGATCCGTTTGCCTCCCACCTGCACCTTGCCGCCGCTGACCATGAGGCTGCCCGCCACGGCGTAGGCCCCGGCGAGGCAGGCGAGCAGGACGGCGATGAGGCGGGGGCGGGTCATCGGGCGATCCTCCAGAAAAATCCTTCCGTCTCTTGCATCAGCCGTTTGACAGACATCGTTTGCGGCTCGTGTCGGCGGGGGTCGAAGTAGGTCACTCGCTCATTGTCTCGCGTGCTGAGAACTACGATGGCGTGTCGCTCGCTCGACAACGTGCAAATCAGCGGCCCCTCTCCGATGGTGTCCAGCGCGACGAGGTGCAGGTAGGAGTCGCCGGGCACCCAACCGGCTTCTTCCGCTTCCGCGAACGCCTGATCCAGGGTGATGCCGCGAATCGTTCGATACCGGATTTTCTCCCACACGCGCAACCGCGCCTCGTTCGGGATGCGTTGGCCGTACTGCAATTCGGCAGCATCGGCCACAGCCCACAACGCGCAGCCGGGCGTACAAAACGGAAGCACGGGCCGGTGACTCCACTGGGTTGTCCCGCAGCCGCAGCAGAGAATCGCAATGCCGATGGCCAGCATCGCGGCGGCGAGGAGGAGTTGTAGGTGGCGGAAGGTCATTTCAGATTGCTCATTTGGATGTCGGTTCCCCGCTCGCACCATGAGTAGCCGGTGGCGGTCGTCTGCGCGTTGTCGCCGTTGGCCGTCACCCAGAGTTTGCAGTCGAGCGGGTAGGCGTTGGGATTTGTCCAGGTGAGTTCAGCCGCGCTCCATACATTTGTCGCGGCGGCGTTGGTCACAGCGGCCAAGAGGGTGCCGCCGCACAGCGGATCGTCTGCGGCGTCAGTCAGTTGCGCGGTCATGGCCAGGCCGGTTGTCTCCGAGCGGAGCCATGTGTTCCAGCGAACCGTCTGGTACGGCCTCACGTTGCATCGCTCGTAATAGCGAACGGGATATGCTTCGATCACGCCGTGTTTCCACGCGGTCGGCGCGGTCGTGTAGGCGAGAACCGTCACGGCGTTGGACGCGATGCCGCCCGCCTCATACCAGACTTGGGTCGTGGGGGAGTTGTAGACGACAATTGCCGAGGTCGGTTGCTGACAGAGGTACGAGTAATTCAGGACATCCACGCCAGTCCCATAGCGAGTCATTTTGCTGGAGGTGGTCTGCGCGCAGTATTCAAACGCTGCTTTTCCGGCAGTCAGGTTGGAGTACGAGCACGAGTAAAAGTCTCCACTCCCGGCGTAAGCCAGCCCACCGCTGCCGCTGCAATTGTTTGCGCTGCAGGATGTGAACGTGAAGCCGGTCCCGTAGCAAGCCAGCCCACCGCTGCTGCTGCAATTGTTTGCGCTGCAGGATGTGAAGACGAAGCCGCTCCCGGTGCAAGCCAGCCCCCCGCTGCCGCTGCAATTGTTCGCGCTGCAGGATGTGAAGACGAAGCCGCTCCCGCCGTAAGCCAGCCCACCGCTGCCGCAATTGTTTGCGCTGCAGGATGTGAACGTGAAGCTGACCCCGTAGCAAGCCAGCCCACCGCTGCTGCAATTGTTTGCGCTGCAGGAGGTGAACGTGAAGCCGCTCCCGTAGTAAGCCATCCCACCGCTGCTGCAATTGTTTGCGCTGCAGGAGGTGAACGTGAAGCCGCTCCCGGAGTAAGCCAGCCCACCGCCGCTGCAATTGTTTGCGCTGCAGGAGGTGAACGTGAAGCCGCTCCCGGAGTAAGCCATCCCACCGTTGCCGCTGCAATTGTTTACCGTGCAGGATGTGAAGACGAAGCCGCTCCCGGAGTAAGCCAGCCCACCGCTGCTGCAATTGTTTGCGCTGCAGGAGGTGAACGTGAAGCCGCTCCCGGAGTAAGCCAGCCCACCGCTGCCGCTGCTGCAATTGTTCGCAACACAATGCGAGACGGTCCAGCCCGTCAGCGTGTAGATCGCCCCCCTCCCCACTTTCTGAACTCGCACGCCCTGCAAAATCCCCGAGTGCGATGCCGTGAAAATGCTCGTGTTGGCAATCGCCGTGGACTGGTAGCAAAGAATGGACTTCTTGAGCACACTCACCCCGCACGTGCCGAGTGGCCGAGCCGTCACGATGGTTGCCGCAATCGTCATCGGCCAAACGTCGGTGGTCAGTCCCGCATAGGCCGCCCCGATGGTGACCGTCTTGGTGCCAGCGACATAGCCGACCACGCAGTGATAGGTTGCGTTCGCTCCGGCGGTCGGATGCGTGCAGCAAATGATGTCATTCGTCCGCAGGTCGAGATCGTCGGTGAGCACGAGCACGTTGGTCCCGTTGGCCGCCGTCTCGGCAAGTGGCGTCCACGATTTTCCCACGGCATTCGTGCGCTCGCCGTACCAGGCTATCGCGTTGGTTTTCGTCATTGTGATTGCGCCCGCCGTCGTGAAACAGATTGTCACCGTCGTCTGGTCATTTGTTCGATCCAATATCGGCAGCGCCGATGTGCCGATGAAAAACGTGCCGGTGCCCGAGAGGTTGCCGAGCATCCGCATTCCGACCACTTTCGTTTGGTTGGTGATGCTGAGTGTTCCATTGATGACGCTCGCGCCGTAGCCCGCGCCTGCCGTGCTCCAGTTGTCCACGTCGTAATCGACAGTGTGCCCCGCCGTGATTGTGAACGTGTCGTTGCTGGCTATCGGGTAGGTGACTACGCCCCAGATGTTCGTGTCTGAGAACGCGCCCGAGCTGACGCTGACGTAGTTGGTGATTCCGAAAGCCAAAGAGGGCAAGAGACAGAAAAGAAAAAGTAGTTTCTTCATGTTAGTACTCCACCCTCCAGAGACTCAGGATCACATCGGGGTACGCCTTCACGGAGGCGGTCCCGGCGACGGAACTCGTCGTTGTCCCGTACACCACATAGAGCCAGTTCGCGGAGTTGGTTTTCGAGAGCACATAGAACGATGTGCCGGGGGCGGGCAGGGTGAACGTGACGTTGCCACTCGTGGTGTCCAGGTTGGTCACCACGAAGCCCGCGCTGGAGGGCAGGGCGGTCCACGATCCATTCCGCGCCAGATAATCCGTGGCGGTCCCGGCGGCAGCCGTGACGGTCCCGGTTGTGCCGACGCCCGCGAACACATGGGCCAGCACGCCGTTGCTCGCGTTGACTGCCGCCCCTGCCACGTCGTATCGAACGTCGCCAGCCGCGATGATCGCATTGCTGACTCCCGCAACCGTCAGGCCGCCGAGAGCAGCGGAGTTGTCCGCCGTCCCGTGCAGCGGAAGATAGGTCGCTGCCGTCCAGTTACTAAAAGTCGTCTGCTGCGCCAGGGTCCAGAACGTACCCCACACCGCATTGCTCAAACTCGTGTCCTTCGCGGTCCACGCCACATCAAACGCATTTGAAATGGTCACCTCGCTCCGACCGCCCAGCAGCGCCGCATTGTTCGCGTTCGTCGCATTCCCCGCCCACGTGGCATAGTTCGCGCTGTTGGTCCCGGCCGAAAGCAGAAACGGCCAGCCGCTGAAGTCCCCGATGAACGGGCCATAGTCCGCCCCATTGATCGCCACTGTCGCCCGCAGCGCGTTCTGCGCCCCCACCTCCGGGCTCTTCTCCACGTCGATCCCACCGATCGCAAACGTCACCAGGTAGGTGTTGCTGCTGGCCGTCAGCGCCGCATACCCCCCCTTGATCGTCTCCCCGAGCACGTTCGTCGTCGCGTCAAAGGTCACCGTCGCCCCGCTCACCGTCCCCGTCACCGTGCACATCGCCGCCGAATCCAGGCTCTTGTAATACCGCAGCAGGCACGTCCACCCCGTCGCCGTCCAGGCATTCGTCCCATCATAGAGGTTAAACACCCACCGCGGCGTCGTCGCCCGCTTCGCCTGGATCGCAAACTGCGGATCCCTCACCCGGTAATCCACCGTAAAGCTCTCGCTCGGCGGATCCGCCAGGGCCCCGCCCGCCACTCCCACCACTGCCGCCATCAGGGCCGCCACTTTCTTCATGGGGATCTCCATCTGAAATCCGCAATCCGCAATCTGAAATCCGCAATCCGCAATGCCGCCTCGCGGCTACGCCATCGGCTGCCCGTACACCACCGCCGCGCCGCCCCGCTGGTGGAAACTCGCCGCCGCCGCCGTCTCCTTGCTCCAGAGTCCCTCATAGTTCACCGCCAGCCCGATCCCCACCGCCGTATCCGGCGCCGTCACCCCGTCCACGCTCACGCTCACGCTCTGCGTGGCCACTGTGATCCACACATACCGCGAGGTCTCCGGGAGGGCCGCAAAGCTCACCGGGCTGTGCGCCACGGTCAGCTCCTGCATCGTCCCTGCCGGCCGCAACTCCGCCAAACTGCTCCGATTCTTCACGTTCATTCTTCTTCTCCTATCCGTGCCATCCGTGGCATCCGTGGTTCCCCTCTTCTCTTCATCCGTCACTTATCCCAAATTCACCACGCCCGCCGTCTCCGTCACCCGCTGCTGCTTCAGCGCGATAGCTCCCGCGATCTCCAGCTTCTCATAGCCCCGGTCCTCCAGCTTCTCCGCCTCCCCCTCCCGGTCGTCCGAATAGAACGCATCCGCCAGCGACAGTTCCACCAGCGCCGCCCGCAAAATCGCCGGGATCTCCAGCTTCTCCCAGTAATCCGTCGATGTCTCCGGATCCTCGCTCGCCGTCCCCCGGCGGCACCGGTAACAGTCGCCGGCCTCCTCGTGATACCTCACATCCCCCGCCACATACGCCACGCCGCTCTCCCACGCCTCTCCGGTCAGCTCCGGGCACTTCGTCCGGCAGAGCACCCACACGCTCGTCCCCACGCTCGTATCCGTCACCACGATCCCCGCCCCCTTGGGCTGGAAGGGCCACTCCTCCGGGTAATCGCTCGCCAGCGGGTTGTTCGTCGTCACCATCTTCACCGCCCCGATCGGCGTGCGCGTCACCTCGCTCCAGTAGGTGGTCGCCGTCGCCGGGTCCTGGTTCAACCCCGCCAGGAGCGCCTCATAGCGCTTCCCGTACCGCTGCCGCACGTCCCCCACCGCGTACGTGGTCAGCGCGCTCCACTCCGCCGTCTCAAAGTCGATCCGCGGCTCCCCGCTCGTCGCGTCGGTCAGCACCAGCCGCTCCTCGCACTTCATCAGGTCCGGCCACCAGGCCCAGCCCCACACTTCCGCCAGCCGCACCCCGAGATACCCGATCAGCTCCTTCCGCTGCTCCGGCTCGATCGCGTCCGTCGCGTCCGGATGCCGCCCCAGCCGCCGGCTCATCGCCTCGATCACGCTCTTCAACGTCACGGTCGTCATCGTATTGCCTCCGAACCCGCCCCGGGTTCGCCCTCCGTAGCTCCGGCGGCTCCGCCGCCGGCAGCGAAGGAGGGCGCGGCTTCGTCCAGCGCCGGCCGCGCCCCCACCTTCCCGATCAGCGCATTCTCCTGCTGCTGGATCTGGAACTCGAAATGCTCCATCCGCTTCTTCAGGATCTCCAGGCTCATCGGCGTCAGCTTCTGCACCGCCTCCGGGTTTCGCTGCCCGATCATTTCCAGGGTCTGCAGCCGCACGCCCCAGTTCTGGCCCTGCTCCTGCATCGGTGGTTCGATCCCGGCCGCGATCTTGGCAAAGTTCGTCTCTTCCTCGTCCACCTCCGCCTGGTCCGCCTCTTCCACCGGCCGGATCGTCTCCTCCGCCAGGTTCGGATTGATCGCCCCCATCACGATCGCCGTCAGCCGGTCCCGCATGATCGTTTGGCTCGTGTCCCAAACCAGGATGTACTTCGAGAGCGCCTCCGCCAGCTTGATCACGTAATCCGGGTCCAGCGTCCGCACGTCGAAAGCCAGCGTCAGGTCGAATTTCCCCTGGATCTCCGCCAACCCCCGCCCCAGCGCCACGCCCTTCCCGCCCACGATCCGCGCAATCTGCCCGTCCGTCATGTACTGCTGGCAGAGCTGGATCATCATCTGGAACGCATCCGCCAGCCCCCACAAGAAGCCGTCCACCGCCTGCTGGTTCAACAGGTCCGCGATCACCGGGCTCACCGCCTCGTGCGGGATCCCCCAATACTCGTGCACCCTTCGCCGGATCTCCTCCCGCTGCTTCTCGGTCGTCGCCGGGTAGTCCGGCAGTTTCATCCACTCGTAGTCTCCCGGCCGCCGCCGCTTGATCTGCGCCATCGGCCCTACCTCGAGCTTCGAGTCCGGCCGCCGCTCCGGCACGAAGATGCTCGGGAAGGTCATTTGCGCGTGGTCGCCAAACGTGTCGTCCAGGAGCTTCGTGAAGCTCTGGTCGGTCACCAGCAGTTCCGGCGCCCCGCGGCTGTCCATCAGCCGGCCCGAAACGATCTCCCGCGCAAATTCGATGTACGGATATTCCCCGTGGTCGTACTCCTGCAGCGTCTTGTCGTAGGCCGGCTTCTTCACGAATTTGCTGAACGCCATCCGGTAGATCCCCGGGATCCCGTCCTCCCGCACCGCCTGCCAGTACCCCGTCGCCACTTCATAGAGCCCCTTGTATTCCGTCTCCTGCAGCAGCTCCACCTTCTCCGTGGTCCCGTCCACTTTCCGCACCGTCATCGCCTGCGGAAAACCCGTCTTGCCCTCCGCCCCCGTCGCCTTCGCCCCATCGCCCACCAGCGCATCCACAAAGGCCTTGCTGTACCGGTAGGGCGGCAGCATCCGCCGCCGCGCCTCCACTTTGCCGATCCATTCCCGATGGAAAATCACCCGCGCCTCCCGCAGCGCGCCCGTGTTGGTCGGAATGAAGATGTCATAGAGCAGGCGCAGCGCCTGCACCTTCGGTCGGTTCGTCCGGATGTACGGCTCCGGGAATTCCGCCGCCGCCCCCTCCCGCCACGCCCGCAGGATCGTCTTCGCCCTCGAGAGCTCCATTGTCGGCACCAGGCCCACCAGAAACTCCGCCGTCTGGTCCTCCGCCGCCGGGTTCAAAACCATCTCCAGCACCTCGGCCGCCAGTTCCGGGGTCACCTGGTCGCCGTAGGCCTCCACCAGCCAGTTCACCAGGTCCTCGGGCGCCACTTGCTTCGCCCGCAGCCCCGGGTTCTGGTCCCACCAGATCCCCAAAATCCCCACCGCCGGCGTATCCCCCACCGTGTACTGCGCCAGCTTGTTCAGCTCCCGCCACCAGTCCCGCCCCAGCTGATTGCTCGTGATCCACGAAAGCAGCGTCCGGATCTTCCCCGCCTTCGGCTCGTCGGTGATCTCCATGCCGATCACCTTGCGGTGCGCCCGGATCCCCGCCGCCACCAGAATGGCGCTCTTCACGTTCGTCACGAAGTCCGCCATCCGGATCCGGCCATCGCATCCCCCCTCAAACGGATGCGGCTTCTTCCCGGAGAGGTTCTCCTGGTGCTTCCGGCCGTCCGGGTCCTGGCCGTCCCACCGGCAAAACCGCGTGTCGTCGTTCGTCTTCCGCCGCTCCCACAAGCCGCTCTCCGCGTCCGCATTGAGCTGGTCGATCTCGCTCTTGAACCACGTCAGCTCCTCGCTCGTCGCCGGCGCGCTCCCGCCGTCGCCCTTCGCCTCGTCAACCTGGCTTTCTCCCGGCATCGCGTCACCCCGCTTGCTGATAGCTCTTGTGGAAATTCACTCTTCCAAACCTGGTCAGCCTCCCCGTCCCGCCTTCCCCCTGAACCCTGAACCCCGAACCCTGAACCCGCACGCTCCGCCCCACATTCCTCACCCGCAGCTCCGGATGTCTCCGCAACTGATCGTTCAGAAATTCCGGCTCCGCCCAGCAGTCCCGCACCCCGTAAACCCGCCGGTTGCTCTGCACCGCGTTGTGGTAAAGCACCGGGTCGATCCGCGCCACCGCCTCCCCGTCCCTCAGAAAGCGCCCCTCCCCCTTCGTCGCCTGGATCACCGCCTGCCGCCGCGCCGCCTTCTGGATCTCCGCCGCCGTATACATCCCGGGCCTCCGATCCGCCCCGCCGGCTCGCCGCGTAGAAGCTCGGCGCCTTTACGCGGCGAGCGCCAGCGAAGCAAAGGCAACGGGGGCGGCAGGTGTACACACCCGCCGCCCCCGCTCGTTTCCCCGCTTAGTCCCGGCTCCCGTCCCACACGCGGAAGTAGATCCACACTTCTCCCGCTGTCAGGTCCACCAGGCCATGCACGCCGCCCGCCGGCGTAAACACGAAGTCAACCGTGTCCGCCGTGGTGTAGAGCTTCTTCCCGTAGCTCCCGTCCACCATCACGCTGTACGCATTGGTGCACGTCCCGGTCGTAACCGGAGCCGCATAGATCGTGGTCGCCACGCCCGCCTGGGTGCGCCCGTACTTCAGGAACACCTCGGTCCCGTAGCTGTCCAGCTCCATGCTCGTCAGGAACAGGTCCGCATCCGTCCCGTCCCCCACGGTCAGCGTCACGCTTGCCAGGGCCGCCTCGGTCGAGTCCACAAACGGCGTCTTCAGCACCGCCGCGATGCACTCCACGCCCTGCTTCGCCGCCACCGGAAACAGGGTGGTGATCGTCTGCGCCGTGTTGCTCACCGCCTCCGTCAGGTCCGCCTGCGTGATCTTCACCACGTGCGTCGCACCCTTCGGCCCTTGATCGTTCAGCGGCAGCACGTACAGGCCGCCGCCGGCGTACGCTCCAACCGCCACCAGTCCCATGAACACCGTCACCATCAACATCTGCTTCTTCATGTCCGTTTTCCCCTTGCGCTTGCTCGTCCGTCTTCCTTGGCCTGCGTAGCCTCCGTGGCGAAGCAGGCCGCCTTCCGCCTCTTCAGTCCCAATCCCTCCCCCGGTTGGGGGGGCCTGGTCGCCCCAGGTGCCCCCCCGTGGCCGGGTTGTGGGAGTGCCCGCCTTGCGCGGGCTCAGAAAGTTCTTTCTCTTGTTCTCCTTCTCTTCCGTTTCCCGGCGCCAATCCCCTCCTTGGAGGGGTGGCCGAAGGCCGGGGTGGGTGCTTAGCTGTCGATCTCCGCCTTGAACTGCCCCAGCGGGTTCAGGCTCTTGAGGATCGCGATGCAGTCCGAGAAGCCCCGCGGCCCGCCGCCCAGGTCCGGCAGCTCCACCAGCCGCGGCTTCCGCATGAACGCCGCTTTCCACATCGAGAGATCCAGGCCGATCATCGAGCGGTGCGTCCCCGCGCTCGCGGCGCCTGCCAGGTCCAGCCGCATGAACGTGCTCGGGTGCATCCGCACGGTCCCGTAGCTGAGCGACAGCACCGTCACGCTCTTCACCATCGCCTTCTTCGTCCCGTCCTGCACGAAACTCCGGATCGGCATCAGGCTCGTCGTGCCCAGCGCATCCCGGCAGGTGAAGTTGTCGATCACCTGCTGCAGCAGCACCCCGGCAAAGGCGTCGATGTCCACCTTCCCCCGCTTCGCCTGGTAGGCCGCGATCACGAGGGCCTCGAAGGCCGCTTCCGTGAACGCCGCCAGGGTCGAGCTATACACGCACGCGCTCGCCGGCCGGAACGCATCCGGCACCGGGTAGAGGCTCTGGGCCGCCACATCCAGCCACTTGTACGCCCCGCGCGTCACGTTCTTCGCGGCCGCCGGCTGCTTCGCGCACTCGTGCGCGGAGAGGAAGCGCCCCTCGAGGGCAAACTTCAGCTTCTTCGCGCTCACCGCCTTCTGGCGCCCTTTCTCGCCCGAGGGCAGGCCCGCCACCTCCGTCACGTCCGCGAAGTCGCTCACGCTCCAGGGCTTGCGGAACTTCTGCGCCACGCCGGTCAGCTCCTCCCGGCCCTGGCTCGAAAACGCGGCCACGTCCTCGCCGTCCGGAACGCCGTCAACGTCCACGTCGTCGTAGGTTTCCGTCTGCCACGTGCTCAGCTTCTGCGCGGGCTTGGGGTCCTTCGGCACCAGGCTCGTGAAGGGCGTCTCATCCGCCCTGACGTTGAACACCTCGTCAGCGATTTCCTGCCGCTGACCCTTTTGGTCCACTTCATACGATCCAGGCATACTGATCCTCCGTCTGGCCCCGGTGGGCTTGTCCCGCCGGCGCATCAGACCGTTGCGTCAATCCAACGCCTTGGCGAGCGCGTCATCGCTAAACCCGCCTTCGGCGAACGTTTCCATCGTTGACCTTCCCTTGGGTTTGCCTGGCTGCTGAACGCCGCTGCGGGGCGGCACCGGTGCTCCGGGCACCGGCGGCGCCGGCCTGGCGGCCGGCTTCGGCTGGCCCTTGGCTTTCCCCTCGCGCGCCTTCCGGCCCGCCAGGAGATCCCCCAGCACCAGCTTGTACTCCGGGAGCGCCTTCACGCCCGGGATCCGCGCCGCCCACCGGGCGGCTTCCACGGAGAGTTCGCTCCGCGGATCCGCCAGCTCGGGATACGCCTCGCGGGTCACCGCCTCGTAGGCGGTCCGCCGCTTCAGTGTCTCCCGGGCCCGCGGCAAATCCCGCTCCCGTTCCCTGCGGACTTCCAGGAGTCTCCGCCGGATCTCGGCGGCCGTGTAGGATTGCTCCCCCGGCTTCTCCGCCTCGTACCCGTCGATGTGCTCCTCGCAGAATTCTTCCACCTGCCACAGGTAGTCCTCCCGCTTGTTCAGTTCCGCGTCCGTCTCCGCCATGAGGAGCGGATTGATCGCCCCGCCGCCGGCCGGCGCCGCGCGTCCCTGCTCTTCCAGCTCGCTCACCCTCGCGGTGAGCTCCTTCGTCAGGGTCCGCTCGGCCTCCAGGAGTTCCTCGGTTTCCTTCCGCCGGTGAACTTCCTTGCCGATCCGCTTGTCGATCTTCTCCTGCAACTCGGGCGGCAATCCGCCCTTGTCCGCGTCGCCGTCCTTCTCCTTGCCCTCGTCCGGCTCCTTCGGCGGCTCCTCCGCCCCCGCCTCGGGGGCGCCCTCCGTAGCTCCGTCGGCTTCGCCGACGGCCGCGGAGGAGGGCTCCGGCGGCTTCTCTTCCGCCGGGGGCGCCTCAGCAAACCCCTGCTCTTCCATCATCGCCCGCGCAAAATCCTTCTCATCCGGCGTGCGCTCGTCCGGCTTCCCCGCGGCTCCTGCTTCCTTGCCTGCCGCTCCGGCCTTCCCTGCTTCCGCGTTCCGACTTCCGGCTTCCGCCTTCGGTTGTGGCATGGCTGCATCCTCCGCCAAGTCGAGGTTTCACCATTGGCGTGGTTGCGTCCGGTCGTTCCGGCTTCGCGTCCTTTCGCGTGATTCGCGGTTTCGCCGCTCTTCTCGCGGGCCCCCGCCAAAGCAAAGGGCCGCTCGAGAGACTTCTCTCGAACGGCCCTATCATCCACCCCAAACCCCTTATCGCGCCAATACCTGTTTCCGTAATGCGGTCATCTGCGGTCAAGTGCGGTCATCTGCGGTCAAATGAACCCGCCTCATCGCCCCCGCCGCGGGGGCGCCCTCCGTAGCTCCGGCGGCTCCGCCGCCGGCAGCGAAGGAGGGCCAGTCTTCACTCTTCCTCTTCCGCCTTCTTCACCTGCGCCTCCAATTCCGCCTTGAAGTCGTCGCACGCCGCCACGGCGCCCACGCTTGCCCAGCACACCTTGTCCGGCAGCGTCAAGTCCTTCGCCGTCTGCACGCACTCCTCCCGAAACTCCGCCAAGAGCTCCAGCACCGCCTGAAACAACTCGTCGTTTCCCGCTCCCGCAAACGCTTCCCGAATCTCTTCCTTGTTCATCCGCTTCTCCTTCTGCTTCATTCGCGTTCTTCTCCGTTCCCCGCTTCATCTTCTCCACCAGCCCCTCCACCTCCGCCCGCCAATAGTGCGCCCTTGTTCCTCCGCAAGCATATCGCGGCACCAGGGTGCCCGCCCCGGTCATTTTCGCGAGCACCTCACGGCTCACCCCGAGCAGTTCCAGCACCTCCGCCCGTCTCATCAAGAGGCCCATCGTCTTCTCCTTCCGCCGGCTCGCCGCGTAGAAGCCCGGCGCCTTTACGCGGCGAGCGCCAGCGAAGCCAGGCTCTTCCGCCTTCAGCCTTCCCATCCGAGCCCTCGAGGGCTCGCCCTCCGTAGCTCAGCCGGCGAAGCCGGCTGCAGCGAAGGAGGGTCAATAATGCCCCCCTCCCTCCGTCTTCCAGAAATCGTCCGCCACATACCGGCACTCGCTCAAGAAGAAGTACCGCATCAAATCCACCGGATCCTTGCACGCCCCCTTCTGCCCGTCCGCCCCCGTCCACGTCTCCAGGCTATAGATCGCGTTCTTGCAGTCCTCGCACACGTAGAACTTCGGCTTGTTGAAGAACCCCAGCGGCTCCTCCGGGTCATAGTCCAGCGCGTCATTGATCAGGTTCACCCCCTCCTCGATCTCGTCCCCTGGCGTCAAGAGGAAGTCCAGCCCGATGTCCTCGAAATCCGTCTGCAGCGTCCGCGGCCGGTCCTTCTCCACCCGCGGCGTGCTCGCCGCCCGGCTGTCCAGGTACCGCTCGAAGATCCGCCAATCCGCCCCGTTCCGCTCGTCCCACCGCTCCACCTCCCGCTCCACCAGCGTCCGCTTGCTCCCCCCCAATCCAAACCGATCCCGCTGCTCTTCCTTCGCGTTTTCTTCGCGTGATTCGCGGTTGCTCTTCTCTTCCGCCTTCCGCCTTCCGCCTTCCGCCTTCTCCTTCGCCTTCCCCCGCTTCGCATCCTCCCACCCCTCGATCCGCGCGATCTCCTGCTTCATCCGCAGCAACCCAAACCCGAAACTCTTCTGCGCCGGCCCCGGCCGCCCGTCCAGCTTCTTCCCGTCCGGGATCGCCCACGGCCCCGGCACGCCCACGCCCGGAATGTCGTAGTTCCCCGGCCACTCCTGCACCAGAAAGCTCGCCTCCTTCGTCACCCGGTACCAGTGCATGCAGAAATTCCTCCCGCTCGCCGGATCGTTGAAGAAATAGTTCGTCCCCTCCTCCGGGATCGCGCTCGCCGGCACCGCGTGCACCTTCCTCGAGAACCTCGGAAACCGCGCGCTCATCGTCCGGCTCGCGAACCCGTAGAACCGCTCCTTCTTGAAGTCCGCCGACTTCCCCGCCGTCAGGCTGATCACCGCCGGCGGGTTTCCAAACGGATTGTCCAGCGTCCAGAAGAAGAGAATCCCGAAGTTATCGTCCACGCACCGCATCACCCGCGGCATCGTCTCGAACGCCCGCCCCTTCGGCACCGCCGGCTCGATCGCCACCAGCCGCTCCGCCTGGTCGCCCTTGGAGGGCGGCAATCCCTTGCCGCCGCCGGCGGGCCCGCGCAGTTCGAACCTTGTCGGCACGCTCCACCGCCCCTCCTTGTGCGCCGCCCGCATTTCCGATTCCGCCGCATCGGCGGAATCGCCCTCCGTAGCTCCGGCGGCTCCGCCGCCGGCAGCGGAGGATGGGCCAAACCCCAGCGCCCGCGCCACATCCGGCTCCCCCCCGTCCTTCGGCAGGAGAAACGCCGTCTGACTCATCACCACCTCCGCCCCGTCCTGCAGCATCCGCACCGTCGGGCTATACCCGTGGATCGGCGTAAACGTGATCAGCCCGCTCCCGTTGCGGTCCGCGATCCGCACCAGCAGATCGTCGATCCAGTCCGGCGGCACCAGCTCGTCCGCCCACCAGTCGTCAATGCTGGCCGACTGCACCGCGTTCTCCCGGTCCATCGCGTACTGCTTGAACGTTTCCTCGCTCCCGTTGGGCAGCACGAATTTGTGTTCCGAGAAACCTGTCTTCTGCTTGTACGCGATATACTCCTTCACCCCCTTCACGGTCCGCCGGAGTTCCGGCGGCATGAACTTCCAGAAGAGCTTATGGTGCACCGCGATCGAATCCTCCCCCGTCTGGTGGCACGCCCACGCGATCGCCTCGCGTTTGTCCTGGATCAGCATCATCTGCCGCTTCGCCGCATACTCCGTCTTGCTCGCCCGGTTCCCTCCCAGGATCGCCAGCACCGGCACCGCCCGCGAAAATCCCAGGGCCTTCCGGATCCGGGCGGCATACTCCGCGTCCACCCAGGGCTTCCCCCGCAGCGCATCCGCCAGCGCCCACACCGGCGGCTCCCACCCAAACCGCAGCGGATCCTTCTTCTCGTTCTCGATCAGCGCCTCCCGCCGGTCCAGTTCCTTGATCCACCGCTTCTCCCCCCACGCCGCCGCCTGGGCCGCCGTGGGGGTCCTCAACACCGGATGCGCTGTGGGCACAAATCCGCTCATCTCGTCTTCTTCTCCTCTTCCTTCATCTTCTGCGTCGTCTCCTCGAACTCCCCAATCGTCTTGAGCGCCTCGATCGCCGCCCGGAACTCCTCCGCCACCGCCTCGTGTTCCGCGGCCGCCTTCGCGTCCCCGGTCATGCGGACCTGGCGCGCATTCCCCTCGTGCACCACGGCCCCCACAAACCCCAGCAGCGCGATCGCCCGGTCAAATTTCATAGGCCCCTCAGATTCCAGCCAACCGCGTCCCCATTCTCCTGAACTCCTCCCAGTCCCTCGCGTTCACCGGATCCAGTCCGGCCCGCGTCAGTTCGGGCAGCCCGCTTCCGCTTCGCTTCGCCCGCTCCGCCATTTCCTCCGCCAGCGCCCCCATGCAACCCAGCAAGCGCCGCTCCTCTTCCCCCTCCACTTCAATCACGATCCGCGTGTGTTCAATTTTCATCGTCTTCCTTTCCCCGGCGCCGCGAAGCGCCGGCTGCCAAGCGCAGCAAGCCGCTCCTGTTGTCTCCTCCAAGCTCCCATCATGTTCTCGCATCCGGCGGCCACCAGGTGCCCATCGGTCCGGTCATACCACCGCACTTCTCCATTCTTGAACCTCCGCATTCGCAGGTTCATCGCCCGGTCCAGGTCCTTCCGCGTCGCCCGCAAGGCCTCGTCCAGAAACTCCTCAAGCGTCTTCATCTTCATCCCCTCTTCTCCGGCTCCACCCAGTCCACTCCGATCAGTTCAAACAGTTCCTTCTCTTCCCGCACCTCGATCGGCCTCCTTTCTGCAGTCGCGGGTCCTCCGCTTCTCTGGTTCCACAGCATCCCCTCGCAGCTTTCCCATCCCTTCCGGCACCAGCCCATCGCCAGCACCGAATGGCTGAACGCCGCGCTCCCGGTCCGCACCGCGAAGATCAGCCCCCAGTTCTGCGGCCGCGCCATAAACAGGTCCAGGGCGATCCCTTCCGGCAGCATCCGCTGCGTGTACCGTCCCCGCGGCCAGCCCTTCACTCGTCTCCACTCCTCCACCGTCTTCACAAAGCTCGGATGCCGTTCCTCTCGGCTCCCCTCGAACAAGTCCAGCGCTCTCACCTGCTTCGGAATGCACACGAGTTCCACGTCCCCCACCTCCGCCTTCCGCCGGCGGATGCTTCCCGCGATCTCGATCCGTTCGCACCACGGCGCCAGCTCCTGCATCGCCAGCTCCGCAATCTCTCGTGCCCGTTCCAGCCTCATCGGCCGCCTTCCTTCCGCAATCCGCATTCCGCAATCCGCATTCCCAGCATCCGCCCCACCGCCCGCCCGAACTCCCACGCCCCGATCTCGTGGTCTCACGCCTGCCCCTGCTCCGTCACGCGCCATCGGTTCCGCCGCTTCTCGCTCTGCACCAGCACCAGGCAAATCTGCGGCTCACCCAGCGGCCGGACAACCACTTGCACAATCCGCGGCTCCCAATCCCTTCGCACCGGCTCGCCGGCAGCAGTCTGGTGCACGCGTTCCCATCGCGTCAGCGCCGCTTTCTGCGCCCGCTCGCTCCGCTTCTGCTTGCCCTCGTGCCACTTCCGCCAGTTCAAGCATCGCCGCCTTTCTCACAAGGTCGGGTGAATGCCTTGTTCGGTGTACGTGCTTTGAACTCTCCACACCAGTCGCCACCGCGCACCGTTGGTTGCGCGAAGCATCCAGGCCACTCGATAGCGTCGCGATCCATCTCTGCGTCGGCCAGTGGCTTCGGAGGAAAC